ATGTCTGATATTATAGATCGGGCCCCCCAGATGTGGAAAGCGGCCACTGCCAAATCGGCTGATGAGTATGCCAAACGACCTGTTTCTTCTATAGCGGGGACCGTTGCAGCCGTTGCCTCTCCTTTGACTTCCGTGCCTGGCATTGGAATTTTTGCTAAAGCAACTCAACTCGGTGCTTCTGCTGTTTCTAAAATTGCTTCCATTTTTGGTTGGACCAATCCTCCCAATATAGCTAATGTTGAACCAGTTAGACAAGCGCCATATCACGGTTTTGCTTCTTCAGCTATTTCTGTGCCAGGTGACACACTTTCTTTGGATCCCAAGGCGGAATTGTCCGTAGATCCCAGAACTGTTGGTTTAGGGGATGTGGACGAATTGGCCGTGAGCAATTTGGTCCAGCGTGAAGCTTATATAGGTGCTGCAATTTGGGCTACTGGTGACGCGACTAATGTCACTCTGCTTGCGGCGCCTGTACATTGTTGTCATTACGTTGTTGGACCTAATGTTAATAATGGTGATGAAGTTTCTTTTGCGCCCATTGGTTTACTTAATCAAACATTTGGTTATTGGCGAGGCGATATCATTTTTCGTTTTAAAATGATTTGTACCGTGTATCACAGAGGCAGAATTCGTTTCACTTGGGATCCGATGCTTTCATTGTTTGGGTCTTCCGCTAACAACAATACTGCTCTCAATAGAATAGTTGACCTTTCTATGGAGCAAGATGTTGAAATACGTATACCATACAATCAAGCACGTCATTGGCTGGCTACTCGATCCATGTTGCCGATTGGGTCCGTGCCTTATTTGCGTGTTAAGGGTCAGACATTTGTTGATTATGTTGACGATGAAACTACCAATGGCATGCTAACGTGTTCAGTTCTAAATTCATTGTCTGCTCCTGATCCCGGTGCCAATGTTAGAATTCTGATATTTGTGCGCGGTGCTCCTAATATGGAATTCTGTGTTCCAAAGACTCCTTTGTCTAGGAATTTTTCCTATTTTGCCCCTCAGAGTGGTGAGGTGTCCATTTCAGGACATTCGGAGGATAATACAAATCAGCAACAGTATAATGTTTATTTCGGCGACCCGGTTCGTTCATTGCGCACTGTGCTACGACGAGCACATCCCAATGTTTCCCTAAATGTTTTCAATAATACTGTGCCTGGAGGTTATCTTATTAAGTGGGTTAGTTTCACC